ACCCATAATCTTAAGTTTAGGTTCAGAATAGCGAACACCCTCACTATCCCATACATTAAGAATGTAGCGTTTCTTTGCAGTCCAGATACCACGATCAGCGATGTTCTCACGCTTCATCTTCATCTTCTGTTCATATGCCGAAACGTAATTCGCAAGTTCCTGATAACTGGATTCGATGAATGGTTCCAACTTCTCTTGGCAGATCTTATCAAGAATTGAAATAATTGCTGCTTTGTCGCCAGACTTATTAGCAAAAAATTTACTAACAAGTGGTCCAAAATTAAGATAAATTGAGTCAGTGTCAGATGCAATAACATAATCGACTTTCTCTGTTTTTAAAAGGGTATTTAGATAACCATTCACTTTACCTTCAATCCACCGAATAGAAACTTGACCAGAAAGTGTAATTGCTTCTGCATTTTCAAGTTTGTAATATCGAAAGTATTGATTACCAATAGCACCATAAGCAGAGTTCAACTGAATCTTGCGTGCCATCTGAATGTTATTACATCGTGCAATCTCCTTTTCTAGTTCCTTTGTTGGAGTCTTTTCATACGCTTGTTTTGCTACAAGCATTTTCTTTTTAAAGATTGTACGATCTTTATAAATCTTTTCCATAAGTTCTGGAAGAAATCCACGCACATCTTTACGATACATTGCACCGTTAGCACACACTGCATTATCTTTGTACATCTCAAAATTTATTTCTTCATTGAGAATCTTATTAACTGTTACTGTAGGATGCCTTTCATCCAAAAGAGTCTCTGGAGAAATATTATATTGCATAATCAAATGAGGATAAAGTGAATTCAAATCAAAACTTACAACATAATCATACTTTCCAGGAATTGGTTCTTTAACATAGGCACCAGCATACTTTGAATCTTTATCAGAACGAACAATGGGAGGAATTACAATGTTTCTCTTTTTGAGATAATTGTAGATAATCGTATCCCACATACGAACTTGTGAAAATACATCGGCATAGTTTGCTTTAGCGTCATATGCCATAACAATTGCAAGTTCAATCAGTTTCATCTTGTCTTCCATACGGTCAACAAGTTCCACGTCAATGATGTTGTACTCTACAAACTTCTGCCATCCGTTGGTGTAGAAGTCTTTGAATGTGTCGAACTCGGAGTGGTCAAGTTTCTTTTGCCCAAGTTCAACGCTTGCAATATAGTCAAGTCGGTAAGATTCTTGCGCTTTATAAGTAAACTTCTTGTAAAGGTTAAGATAATCAAGTTGAGTAATACCACCAACATCGTAGGAAATATTTTTGCGTCCAGCAATATAAGTTTCTTTTTCAGTAACAAGACCCCAAGGTGAAAGACGTTTCATTAGTTTTTCACCAAGAACACGATTAATACGACGAACCAAGTATGGCATATCATACAATTCACTATTCCATCCAGTCATAACCTCAGGGGTGTTCTCTTCAACCATCCACCAGTTAATAAAAGAACTTAGAAGTTCGTGCTCAGATTCAAACTCTTTATAAATTACATTTGATTGCTTATTATCGAAAGGTCCTTGACCCCAAGTACGAATCTGTTTAGTAGTATAGTCTTGCACTGTAATAAGCAAGACTTCTTCTGCTGCAGATTCAACATCTGGAAATCCATTTTCCGATTTAACCTCAATATCAATTGTTGAGATTTTAATTTTTGTTGCATCAAACTTAATTTCATCTTCAGGATACTTCTCAGAAATATACTGATAAATGTATCTATCGTTTCCATAGATTTTAAAGTTATCCACTCCATCATACTTTTTGATGAATTCCCTACAGTCCCGCACCAATCCAGGACTAATAGGTTCTACAAATTCTCCTTCCAAAGTTTTATATTTTGTTTTCTTTTTTGAAGGAACAAATAATGTAGGCGAATACTCTTCCCTAAACATTACATGTTTGCCATTATCATATCCACGAACGAGAAAATGATTCCCGATCATTTGAACATTGGTGTAGAATCGCATTATTTAATCAGGTCTTGGTACTTTTCAAGTAGAGTGGGTTTAGGGTCACAAATAGTCAGAATCTTATCAGAGTGGATCATACAAGTATTCTGATTCGTATATTCAACCAACCAAGGCGAAAGTGTCATATCTGCCTGGTTGAGAATAAAAGGTTCTATAAGTTTACAATCAGGTTCTCCAATTTCAGAACCAACTTCATCAATCTCCGATATCAGAATCTGGTTGTTCATCATCACCAAAAGTTTTATCTGCTTCGGCATTGTTCAAAACTCCTTTTTCATACATAATTTTTAATTTTTCTATGGGTTCTACTAATGTAATAACCCAGTCTGCAGAAACGGGAACATCCTGATCTGCTGACAGTGGAATCCAAGGAAACATACCAATTTCAAAAGACCTGTTTCCTTGTAGGTCAGAAAGGTTTTGTTTATTTTCAAGTTTTACAACACACGGTCTTTTGAAAATATACCCAATTACTTTTTCTTCTTCGTCTTGTTTGATAACCATCTCTTGCATATCAGAGATAATATCTTCACCAGATTTCAGAACGGCAAGTTTTACTGTCATAATTTTTTTATACCTCCCATTTAATATACCATAAAAAAGGAGGGGTTGCAACTGGATTTGGCCAGTTACCCCTCCGTCTGCGACGACGATATTCAATTTTATTTATGGAGTTGTTAGAAAGATTTCTGCTGTGGGTGGTCCATTAGGGTAGTACACTGCCGATGGTCCAACTGCTAAAAAGAGTCATTGCTGTTCCAATTGCAAGAGTGGCGGCTGTGAGATTCATAAGTCGTCCTCCTTGTTTTTACATAACTATCTATATTATACTGTATCACTGTGATACACTTCTGTATCAACCGCAGCAGAAAATAGTCAGGATTTAGAGATAATCCTTTCTCTTATGATGATCTGGAACAATCTTTTGTAATGTTACTGTCAGTAACCCATCCTCAAATACAACTGATCCAACTTCCGTTTCATCTGAGAGGGTCCAAGATCTGGTGAAAGATCTCTGAGCCACTCCTCTGTGGACATAATCGGTTCCAGTTTCTTTATCCTCTTTCTGTCCTTCGACAAAGAGTTTTCCGTCTTGAGTGTAGACATTGACTTCTGCTTTTTTGAATCCTGCTAATGCGAGTTCTAGTCTCGATTCTGTGCTGCTGACCGTGACTAGATTATATGGAGGATAGTTTGTCGTTGTTTCTTGCAGTCTAAACAGACGATCAAAGTATTCATCCATACCAATACTGTTTCTATTTATACGGTCAAACAGTTGATCCATGTTTGCAGCATGATACTTCATGAGGTTAGTCATTTGTACTTCTCCTTTTAAAGCGAGATTTGATTGTGTGGACCCCGAAGGCGTCCATACATATTTATAGCATAAAACATAAAAAAACGGGGTAGTGAACCCCGTAATTTTTTATTCGGTTATTTCTAGGTCAAAGTTTGACTACTCCACCATCAGGATCCTTATCAAGGATCTGAGAGGGACGAACACCAAACTCAAAGGGAGTCCAATCAGGATCGTGCTTAAGAAGAACAGCACACTCCTTTACAGCACTCCAAAGAGTTTCAAACTCTTCTTTCTGATCAGAGATCAGTTTTGCAGGATCAGTAATCTTCTTACCAGAATGAAGATACATGTGAATACGAGAACGCTTGCCTTTTGCAACGTCCTTCAGCATGTGACAAAAATTGCGAGGACCATAAGTGCCATTAGGTTCAGCGCAAACAAGTCTTCCAACAAGACCATCAGAATCTGCTTTGCCATTTACTTTGTAACCCTCATCAAGAAGATACGCTGCTGCTTCATCAGAATTGAAAGAAGTAAGAGTAGTGCTTGCATATGCATTGTCAATGACAGATTTTGCCATTCCACTAACTTCTTTTTGGGTGAAAGTGTGATAAATTGAGTTAATCCAATCCTTCACTTCTTCTTTAGAGACAACACGGTTTTGACGTTGGACCCATGCACTAGCGCGAGTCTTGAAATCATCTTTAGTTGCAGATTTACACTTTGCATGGTCATTTGCACCCAAACCAATCTCATCACGGAGATCTTCAATGGTATAACCATCGTTCATTTCATAGACATCAAATGCCCATGAAACTTGACCACGACGCTTGAGAGCACGAATACGGGTGAATCCATCGATCAAATAGTAAGTGTTCCCGATCTTCACAACAATCGGTGGCAACTGATCGTAACGAACACCCTTTTCAAATTCACCGAAAAGATCATCAGTATTCTTATTATCAGTGCCACCAGAGCGTGCGGTGTTTTTTACAGTTTTTCCACCAATGTCAATTTTGGCAATCTCTTCAGTAAAGGTATGAGAATACCTAGCAGAACGAAACTTGCGACGTTCTGCACGATTCGGAAGACGGGAAATATCAGGCACTTCACAAATGCCGATAGGGAAATGAGACATAATAAACTCCTAAAAAGGTTATGGAGGTTCAAGTCGTAGCGATTCGCTTGACTGAACTGAATGTACTATAGACCATTTGAGGGGGGTCGTCAAGGGGTCAGACCCTTTGTTACAAAACCATCACATAAAGGACATAACGTCAATTTTTTCCCCAATGCCCTTGACAGCAGTATCAATTCTATCTTGCGTGATATTGTAATAGTTTGTATCCATTTCAATACCTACAAACTTTCTTCTACAACGCTTGGCAGCAATACCCACAGCACCACTACCCATACAAGGATCCAGAACGATATCTTCAGGTTTTGAACTTGCTTGAATCAGTCTCTCCATGAGTTTGATCGGTTTAGGTGTAGGGTGACCTTTATATTTTTCCGTAGGTTCTCTCCATACAGCAGACTTACATCTTTCTTTTATGTCAAAGTATGCACCTTTCTTCCTAGCAAACACACAATTCTCAATGCTTGATAACCACATATGCTGCCCATTCATCGGAGAAGGATTGGTTTTCTCCCAAATACAATGACGAACAGATAAATCGTGACCAATCAGACGATCACGAATATGAGATACTTGAACAGATCCACAAAAAATATAAATGCTACCAGAAGTTACACGAACAACTTCATCAATAAAATCATCCAGAGGAAACGTAATAATATCTGCTTTACTCTTATCTAAGTTACGAAGACCACCACTCTTACGATTTACTTCATCGTAAGGGATATCTGTCAATGTGAGATGAATACTACCATCACCAAGTGACGGAAAAATATTCATACAATTATCGTTATACAGTTTTATATCACTCATAATTGAAATTATATTACTTAAACTATAAAAGAAAACCTCAGGAGTGTCAAGCACTTCCTGAGGTCACGGGTGTTCCGATTGTAGAGTGTGCCGCACGAAAAGCACGGAACTATTTATGCCTCTTCCTGAGTCTTTCCTTTCTTACCAATATTATACTTCTGCTCCAATACCCAATCAGACTTATCCTTATATGCAAGAACTTTAATCTGGTTCAGTGGTGCAATGTCAAGCACTGCTTCATCATTCACAATACCAATAAGACCCCAGTCAGCAAGAAGTCTTACAATACGATTGCGTCGTTGAACATCATTCACAGTAAGATTTGCGTGCTTGCCATCTAGAGCAAACAATTCCTTAAAGTGAACAATGTAATATCGTCCCTGTTTATGTAGGATATGGCACGATTGATAGAGCTTTTTCTCTTTCCTAGATGCAACCCCAATACGAGTCAAAGTTTCTCGCACTTTCAAAAAGTCATCTGGTTCATTCAAAGTGACCTCCACCATCATATTAGGAGACCAGTTTACCTGAGGTTCAATTGTTTGAGTAGTCATTTCGTTCCGCCAGTTTCAAGTCGTTGTTTAATAAAATCTAATTGTTCCTTATTCAGAATTCTCAAAGCTTGAGATGCTTTCTCATTACTATAACCATAGTATTGTTTAACGCATTCTAAATCTTTGACCTTATCTTTTCGGATCCAGGGAGAGAATCTCTTCTTTTTCCTAAGACTATTTAGATAAAACAAATATTGCATATCTTTGCTTATATGGTGATTCATATTCATCTCATTTGCAAAGAGGATGCAATCAATATGTCCCGACAAACAACGATTAATGATATAAGGAGGATATGAACTAATTTCCTCCGACAAATCTTCTTTAGTAAAATTAATTGAGTTCAACCAGTCCTTCAGTTCCATAATTAAATAACACAAGTTCCTTTCTGCTTTTTTGCTCTCGCATATATTCACCAACTGACCTCATTGTATATGTAAGGTCAAACTCACCTACACCCCATCCACTAAATCTATCACGAATTAATTGAGATGAATTGTAGGATATAAGTTGAGGACCAATAAAACGATCACAGATTACAGCAAAACCATCGTGATCAAATCCTTTATGCATTGACCCACGCTTACCATACAAGTTAGAACCAATCTCATATGGTGGGTCAAGATATGTGAATACATTTCTATCGTCAGTAAGGAGTTCCTGATAACGAAGATTAGTAATCTTCCAGTCCTTGACGATACTTCCATATCCAGGAAGTTTCTCAATACCCCTCATAGAGAAATTTGAGTTGGATGCCTGCTTACTAAAAGAAGATGATTCAGTAAGACCAGAGAAACTACACTTGTTTACAACATAAAATGCTGCTGCCCTCTGCAAATGCGGATTCTCTTTATCGTCTACTTCAGTTTTCATCTGAAGAAATAAGTCTTTTGCAAGTTCTGGTGTTGAATGTTTAGACTTGTATTCCTTCAGAACTTCACACAAATCTTCTGGTTCATCACGAAGAATACACCAGAAGTTATACAAAGGTTCATATAAATCGTTTACCCAAATATCAAGACTTGGATACTTCTTGCTGATGTGAATAGCAACGCTGCCCCCACCAATAAAGGGTTCACGATACTCCCTATAATCACGAAGGTCTGGAAGGTATTGTTCCAGTTTGACGCAAGCACGGGACTTGCCACCAGGATATCGTAAAGGTGTCTTAAAAGATTTCAAATTCGCATTCATATTCTTCATAATATACTTTTTCAGTAGCAATATCAATAAGTCTGTTAAAACTTTCAGACATCATACGATACCCACTTCCAACATAAATTTGTCCAAAAACTACTGCTACTGTAGCAGTTCCCCAGAAAATATAATAGAATCTGGATTTTACTTGATGCTGTTTTTTCTTTTTCATAATCAGAGAATCAGTTTCTTTTCATCAGGAGTAATCAATTTACTTCCATAAAGTTCATTATACTTTTTCTTCACACTAGAATTAACTTCTGCAATGTAAACAACATGAGTTTTGGACATAACGATCTCTGAGTTATCCTCATCAATCACAGTTGCCCATGGAGCAAATCCAACACTTTGACCTGTGGGAAGAACAACCAGACCATTCTGCACAGTCACGGTTGTGTCGTTTTCGGAAAGAAGTTCTGCAACGACTTCTTCACCAGTGATAATACGAAATAGTTTTACGTTCATAGTTCTAAATTAATTACTTAAACTCGCATTCTACCATAATTTCAGTTAGTGCCGCCAAGAAGTTAATTTCTTGGTCCGCACAAAAGGCAATCTGATACTGATACTTAGCAACAATAAGCACAGCAGCAGGAACGCTATTGTTTTCAAGGGATGTAAGAAGAGCATCGTAAATACGACGAAGCAATACCCCAGAATCATTGTCCAGATTATTAACAACCCACTTACGGACTTCAGTGAAGTTCTTTTGCTTGAGGTTTTTAATGAGGTCATTTACAGAAACATCAGAGAAAGTAGCAAGAATAGCAGAGTCAATTTTACCACTAGTTGAGTATCGTTGACACTCATTCAAAACACGACGCCAATCTGGGAAGTGCTTATTGATAAGTTCTACCAAGACCTTGTTATCATATTCAATACCTTCTGCATCCAGGATTTGTTTGAGACGACCGAAGAATCCTGCAGCAATTTGTGCTTTTTCTTTTCCTTTGATTCCAAACTCGACAACGGCACATCGAGAGTGGAGAGGTTCGATGATTTTGTTTTTGTAGTTGCAGGTGAAGATGAATCGGCAGTTGTTATAAAACGTCTCAATATTAGCCCGTA